CAAGCGGTTCGAGTGCCCGCACTGTGGAGCGTACATACTGGAGGTACGGGTGGATGCCTGGTATCGCTGCGAGCGGTGCGGTGCATCCTGGGAGGGCTGGATGCCTCGATGTCCGCATTGTGAGCATCCGCACTGTCCGGCGATCGAGGAGTTGGAGAAGGGCACTGGGGTGGCCACCACCACAGACGGCCAGCCGTGAACTGGCCGTGGCCGAGAGGTGGCAGGTGATGGAGTGGGATTCGTTGGCAATCATGGCAGCAATCGTGGCGCTGGTCATTCTCGTGGAGCACTGGTTCCCGTGGCAGCGACTGCTGCACCGGGACTGCCCGCGGCTGGTGGCGTACACGCTGGGCGTGCTGGCCATCGCGGGGCCCCTGACCGCGTGGCTGCTGTGGCGCGGTCAGCGAGAGGCAGTCCTGGCGCTCTGGGTGGCCATCGTCGCGGCGGGTGTGGCCACAGTCGTGGCGTGGGCGGTGGACGCGCTGCTGTGGATGCGCGATACGATCTGGGTGCACGAGCATGGGCCGACTGAAGAGGACTGAGGAGCGGGATCGTGATGACTTTGAGGAGTGCATGGCGTACCTTGTGGGCCTGGATCGGGCGATGGAGGAGGCCATGCTCGCCAACGCCGCTGGTCGTTCAGGCCAGGTCATGCACAATCTCGTTTCGGCCAGAAAGCGGCTCCACGAAGCGAAGCGGTATCTCTCCGAGGTCTGGCGGCGGCACTGGTGGGACGGGCGTCACGCTGGTGACTGATGCGCCGCTGTGGCTGCGGGCGCACGTCTTCCTGCGCTGGCCGGACTGCTGGATCAGGCGAGAAGGCGGGTGGGGGAGGAACTGAGCGGCGATCCCCCCTAAATCTTCCAGGAGCGGGCTTCTGTCACAGTTATTTCCGGCGCAACGGGCGGAGTGAATACCGTGGGTAGGGAAAACCGGGAAATCGCCGGAAAACCGCATCGATTCACGTCACGACATACGATAGGAGCAAACCAAAATGCAGCAGGCTGAGGTTGTGCCAGGCATTACGTCCGTTGAGCCAGCTCGGGAGCGTCGAACGGCGCTGGTGCGCGTGACCTGTGTCGCGCCGGATGTGATTTTCACCGCCGAGCATTTCGCTGACATCCCGGCGAAGTACCGGCGGACGATTGCGAACATGAACGGGCTGCCGTGCGATGGCGGCGGCGTTCCTGGCGAGTGGTGCATCAAGCGCCGGTGTCCGTTCTCCCAGGCCGAGGAGGTGCAGAGTGATCTTTCAACCAGAGCATTGCGATTGGATTGTGCAAGGTGACAAGACGCAAACCCGGCGGGCAGTGAAGCCAGGGGAGACACGATTCGGCGCCATCTCGTTTGGCGAGACTGAGACGCTTTGTGTCCGCCATCCAGACGGCAGAACCAAGTGGAAGGTGGGCGGCAGGTATGGAGTGCAGACCGGCTTTGGTTTCCCAGCGACGGCCTGGTTCAAGGTGACGGATATTAGGCAGGAACGGTTGCAGGATATCAGTCCAGAGGATGTCATCGAAGAGGGGTTTGGTGTCTGGCAGGGTGACTACCATCAGGCAGACGTAGCCGCGTTCAGCGACGCATGGGACGCGATCTACGCTGGCCAGCCAGAGTGCCAGTGGGATGCTAACCCGCTGGTATGGGTGCTGGTATTCGAGGTCTGAGCATGGAGGGCCACAATGCCAACGACGACAGTTGAGGTCATCACCTGCGCGCGGTGCGGCGCGGAGGTTCCGGCAGCCGATGCGAACAGGTACGGCTCCGGCTGGGGCATGACGGGCGGGACGGACCCGCAATGGTACTGCCCGCGGTGCAAGAGCTACGCGATGTACGCTCCTGATGCGTCAGAAGCGCAGGTGCGGGAGGCGTTCCGGCGCCAGTATGGCCACGAGCCGACTGAGGCCAACTGGAGCGGTGGGTGCTGGTCAGTCGGCCCGAAGGTCGTGGATGGGAGGTGACGGGTGAGGACGTTGCTGCGGGTCAAGCGTGGACGGCTGATCGTTGAAGCGTATGTGGGCCACCGGTTCGGTCTGGGGCTGGTGTGCGGCTGGGACGGTCTGTGTCAAGTGAGTGTGTACATCGGGCCATTCGAGCTGTGGGTGGCGTGGTAGGGAGGTGGGGCGTGCCAATGACCGAGTTCTACTTCCGCGATGACGTGGAGGCCATCCTGCGGTCGGCGCTGGAGGCCGGCACGATGACCTCCAACCCGGCGTTCCTGGCGGGCTACATCAAGGCGATCGTGGTGGTGGCCAGGGCGTTCGGCATCCGGTGGTCGAAGCTGCCACAGGTCGCCGACGGGCCACTGTGCATCGAGGGGCCGGCCGATGCCGCGGTACGATAGCGCGGTGGCACAGCCAGCGGTGGAGTCGGCGCCGCCGGAACCATACCGCATCCGGCGGCGGATACCATCGCACGGTGCAACATTGGAGGGAGATGTGGTCGTCCCGCTATTGCAATCCCTGGTCACTGGCGCCATCGGTGCGCTGTTAGGATACGCCGTGGCGGACAGGCCGCTCATCGGATTCGCTGTCGGGTTTGCGCTGGCATGGCTCATCCTGCTGGTGCAGAGCCGCAGCCTGCTGTGGACGCTGGAAGAGACGTGGAACCGGGATCTAACACGCGACGGGCACAGTGGAGAGCCGGAGCCGCAACCCGTGCGCCACACGGTGCGCATTGAGATGACGGAGAACGACGGGCGAACGCTCTACAACACCGACTTGCCGGGTCCACCAGAAGCCATCACCGCGCTGGCCCAGGGGGTGTTGGTTGGCGAGTCGCTGGCCGAGGAGCGCTGGAGCGGAGCAGGCAAGCCGTTCAGCCTCAACGAGTATCGGGCATGTCGGGCGGAGCTGCTGCGAGAGGGGTACATCATCTGGCGCAACCCAAAGTCACCGAACCAGGGCGTACGACTGACGGGGCGGGGGCGACTGATGTTTCGGAAGTACCTGGAGAAGGTTGCGAGGGGCGCCGGCGAGTGATCCCCCTCCCCTCTTGGGCGTGCGGGGGTGCGTGCGGGGCGGACAGGTCGTACGGATACGTACGTACGTGTGCCGCGGAAGAGGGTATTGACATATTCCGGCAGTGGTGGTAGACTCATGACAGAGGGCAACGGCATCGAGGTTCAGCGGCATGGATGTGCTGTCCAGCTCACGCCGCGATTGAGGCGCATCATCCGGTACCTCGTGCAGCACCAGGAGATTCTGGAGACGACGCCGAAGCTCAGTATCACGTTTGACTGTGCCGGCAACAGCGTGCAGGTCAAGCGGACAGAGCACCTGGAGACGTTGCCTGATTGACAACATAGCCCTGCGGCCGTGAGGTTGCAGGGGCGTCGGTTACCGTGAGAAGGGCCGGGACTATCTCTCCCAGCGAGAGCTGTGGGGGTAGTCTCGGCTTTTTGCGTTAAGGGGGCACGGTGCCTGAGCTGATCGTAGGCGAGAAGGGACAGGGGGAGGGCAGTCGGCACGTCATCGCGTGCAACGACTACCTCCGCATGGGTCCCGGCCGGAGCCTGGCCAAGCTGCAACGGCGTTACGTCGGGGATGCATCAAGCCAGCCGCCCACGAAGCATCTGCGCACGTTGGCCACCTGGTCCTCTCGCTACGGCTGGCAGGCCCGCGCCGAGGCCTACGACGCCCACATTGAGGCGGAGAAGACGGCCCGGGTCGAGGAGATCCTGGCCAGCGGCGCCGCCCTGGTCCATGAGCGGGTGCAGAAGCTCAAGGATCTCCTGGACTTCCTGGAGAGGGAGATCGCCTACGAATCCGACCGTGGCAGCCGTGACAAGGTGTGGCTGCCCGACGTGAAGCAGATCGGCGGGGGTGAGCATGCCGAGCGGGTCGACCTCGTACGGTTCAACTCTGCACTCATCGACCAGTACCGGGCGACGTTGGACGACCTGGCCAAGGAGACTGGCGGCCGCAAGCAGCAGATGGACGTAACGAGTCAGGGCGACCAGATCGCCTTCCGTGAGGTCGTGGCCATCCTGCCGCCAGAGGGCGAAGAAGCGGATGAATGAGCCTGTATCGCATCAACGGCCAGCAGCTCCAACTGCGGTTTCACGTGGCCCAGGCCAAGGTGTGGCGCAGCGATCGGCGCTTCACGTGGTTCATCGCCGGCACGCAGAGCGGGAAGACCAGCTTCGGTCCCTGGTGGCTGGAGCGGGAGATCAGGCGACGGGGGCAGGGCGACTACATCGCCGCTACCGCCTCCTACGACCTGTTCAAGCTCAAGATGTTGCCCGAGATGCGCGCGGTCTTCGAGCAGCTCCTGGGGATCGGGCGGTACTGGTCCGGCGAGCGGATCATCGAGCTGAGGGACCCGGAGCGGGGGGAGTTCTGGGCCAGCCGGGCCGACGACCCCATGTGGGGGCGCATCATCCTGCGGTCGGCGAACGCGGCCGGCGGCCTGGAGTCCGCCACAGCCCGGGCGGCGTGGATGGACGAATGTGGCCACGACGACTTCACGCTTCTGGCCTGGGAAGCCGTCCAGCGGCGCCTGGCGCTGGCGGAGGGCCGTGTTCTGGGCACGACGACGCCGTACAACCTCGGCTGGCTCAAGACGCAGGTGTTCGACCCCTGGCAGGCGGGAGACCCCGATCACCTGGTCGTGCAGGCCGAGAGCATCGTCAATCCCCTGTTCCCCAGGCGGGAGTTCGAGCGAGCCAGGCGGACCATGCCGCTGTGGAAGTTCCTGATGATGTACGGCGGCCAGTTTGCCAGGCCAGCCGGCCTGATCTACGGCGACTTCGACGAGGCGACCCACCTGGTGGATCCGTTCCCGATCCCTGTGGAGTGGCCACGCTATTTTGGCGTCGACCCAGGACCCCTGCACACCGGCGCCCTCTGGATCGCAGAGGACCCAGCGCGGCAGGCGTACTACGTCTACCGCGAGTACCTGGAGGGCGGGCGGACCACGCCGGAGCACTGCGAGGCGGTGCGGCAGCTGTCGGCCAGGGAGCGGGTGGTGCGTTGGGCAGGCGGGGCGAAGAGCGAGCACCAGTACCGTTGGGACTGGGCGGCGGAGGGGATCCCGCTGCAAGAGCCGCCGATCGCCGAGGTGGAATCTGGCATCGACACGATCATTCGGCTGCTGAAGGCGAAGCAGCTCTTCGTGTTTCGGGGCTGCGACCACCTGGTGGACGAATTCAACACGTACAGCCGGGAGCTGGACGCCGGTGGCCAGCCCACGGAGCGGATCAAGGGCAAGAACCGATACCACATGCTGGACGCCCTGCGGTATGGCGTCCTGGGGATGCTGGGGCCTCCGCCGGTGGAGGAGGGCGTCTACGTGTACCACGACCCGGTGGAGATCTCACCGCTGTGAGGCAGCCATGAGCGTTCTGCAACGTCTGGGCGAACAACTGAACAGGGGCCAACTGGCGGAGCTGCGGGAGACCATCAGCCAGCAGGCCGGCAACCTGGAGCTCCTGCAGGAGCGGCTGGTGGAGCTGGAGCGGGATGACATCGGCTGGCAGCGCATCGGCCAGGAAGTGGAGCGTGAGTTCAGCCGCCAGGGGCTGCGGAACATCAACCACCTGACCCGCCTGTTCTGGCTGAAGAACCCGCTGATCCAGCGGGGCGTCAACATCCAGGCCCATTACGTCTTCGGCCAGGGCGTCAACGTGCAGGCCGAGGATGACCTGGTCAACGGGGTGGTGCAGCAGTTCATGGGCGACGCCAAGAACCAGGCGGAGCTGACGTCGCACCAGGCCCGGATGCTGAAAGAGACCGAGCTCACCCTGTTCGGCAACCTGTTCTTCGTGCTGTTCCCCAACAAACTCAACGGCCGGCTGCGGGTGCGCACCATCCCGGTCGACGAGGTGGACGACGTCATCTGCAACCCCGAGGACAGCAAGGACCCCTGGTACTACCGCCGGAGCTGGACCCAACGCAGCATCGGCGGGGAGACGACGCAGCACGAGGCGTTGTACCCAGATTGGCGGTACACGCCGGCCACGAAGCCCCAGAGCGTGCAGGTGGGCGGCGCCACGTTGTCCGTGCAGTGGGAGTCCCCAGTCTACCACGTCCGGGTGGGCTGCCTGACGGACATGCGCTTCGGCGTCTCCGAGGTCTACGCCGCGCTGGACTGGGCCAAGGCCTACAAGAACTTCCTGGAGGACTGGTCCACCATCGTGCGGGCCTACGCCCGGTTCGCCTGGAACGTGCGGGTCAAGGGCGGCAGTGCGGCGGTCTCGGCGGCCAAGACGAAGCTGGGCAGCACGTACGGCAGCTCCACGACGGCCACGGAGAGCAACCCGCCGCCGGTGACGGGCGCGGCGTTCATCGCCCAGCAGGGTGTGGGCCTCTCGCCGGTGCGGACAGCCGGGGCGACGACCTCGGCGGAGGATGGCCGGCGGCTGCTGCTGATGGTGGCGGCCTCCACGGGCCTGCCCGAGAGCTTCTTTGGCGACGTGTCGGTGGGCACGCTGGCCACGGCCAAGAGCCTGGACCGGCCGACGGAGCTCAAGATGCTGGCCCGCCAGACGCTCTGGGCGGACATCTTCCGGTCGCTCTGTGCGTACGCCATCGAATGGGCGGTACGGGCGCCGCGGGGCCTGCTCCGAGGGTCCATCGAGGCCGACGACGACGGGACGCCCATCGTCCACCTGGAGCAGGTGGAGGACCCGGAGACCGGCGAGCTGCGAGAGCGGGACGCCACGGTGCGGGTCGACTTCCCCGAGCTTCTGGAGCACGACGTGGGCGAGCGGGTGGGGGCCATCGTGGACGCGGCGACGCTGCGGGGCATGCCGCCGGCAGGCACCATGGGCGGACCCACCCTGACCCGGCTCCTGTTGAGCGCCCTGGGCGAGGAGGACATCGACGCCCTGATGGAGACGCTCTACCCGCCGGATGAGGAGACGCCGGACGGGGTGGTGCGGCCGGCCGAGGCGCAGATGGCCGAGGCGGTTGGCGAGCTGCGGGAGGCGATCTCCCAGTTTGTGAGGCGCTATGGCAACCACGGCTGACGTCCTGGCTGATGCGTTGGAGCGGTTCCTGGACGACCTGGACCTGTTCTGCGAGCGGGCGCACCGGGCGTCGAAGCGGCGAGCTCTGGCGCCCATCGAGCGGAAGCTGGAGCGGGCGATGCAGCGGGCGTTCCGGCGACAGGGGCGGCTGTTCGTGCAACGGTTCGGCGCCCTGCGGGGCGAGTTCAGCGAGGCCCTGAACGAGGGGAAGTGGTTGGCGATCTGGCTGACCGTGACCATGGAGACGGGGCAGCTGTTCGAGGACCCCATCCAGGTCGCAGCCCGGGCGGCGCTGTTGGCGGCGGGGACGTCGATGGCCAGGGACCTGAGGGCGGGGGAGATCATCGGGAGCTTCGATCTGAAGAACCCCCGGGCCGTGGCCTACCTGCGGGAGCACGGTGCGGCACTGGTGACCCGGATCAACGAGACGACCCGGGAGGAGATCAAGCGGATCGTGACCCAGGGTGTGGACGAGGGCTGGAGCTACGACCGGATGGCCAAGGAGATCACCAAGCGCTTCGAAGAGTTCGCCATCGGCAAGCCGCAGCAGCACATCAGGAGCCGGGCGCACCTGGTGGCCGTGACGGAGGCTGGCGAGGCGTACGAGGCTGGCAACTGGATCGTGGCGCAGGACCTGCGGGACGCTGGGGTCGAGATGGAGAAGTACTGGAGCACCATGGGCGACGACCGAGTGAGCGCCGGCTGCCAGGCGAACCAGGCGGACGGGTGGATCCCGATCGACCAGGAGCATTCGAGCGGGCACATGCACCCACTGCGGTTCCCTGGGTGCCGTTGTGACGAGCTCTTTCAAAGAGTGGGAAGTGGGGGGTAAGCGAGATGCTGTCCTTTGAGGAATGGTTTGCGGAGCAGCCACTGGAGACCAGGGAGTTGCTGGAGGCCCACACCCGTGGGCTGCGGTCGGCCCTCCAGAAGGAGCGGGACGCCCGGACGGAGGCGGAGCGGCGGTTGCGGGGACTGGACGAGGCGGTGACGAAGCGGGAGGACGGCAAGGACTTTCCGGCTGGCGACTACGCCTACGTGCCAGACCCACAGAAGCCGTCGACCTGGAAGCTGCGGCTCACATCGACGCCTGGCGGGAAGCCGGATGCGCGGATCGTGGGGGCAGCTGCGGCGGCCCTGGGGCCTGGCTTCCGGGGCCAGAAGGTGCAGATCCCCGCTGATGACCTGGCGGCTGTCAAGCGCAAGGTGCGATCGGCCTGGCGCAAGGCGAACCCAGACAAGGGCGCAGACGAGATGCCAGGCGGGATCAAAGAGGCGGCGTCACTGGAAGAGGCTGCCAACGTGGCCGAGTGGCTGGAGAGCCGCATTCACGCAGCCTTCACCAACATCGCAGACGACCTCTTCGGCAATGGGTATGTGACTCGGGAGGAGCGCATCGCCATGTCGGGGGCCATCGGGGACGCCCTGGACGCCTTTCACCAGGCCATGACGGACAACGCGCCGGCGCTGTTCAAGCGGGGTCGGTGGACGGTGGCGCCGGACGCGCCGGAGGGGGCAGAAGTAATCGAGAGCGGCATTGTCCCCCTGGTGGAGCGGGCTGTTCGGGATGACGGCACGATCCCCGTCAAGATCATCCAGCCGGGCTGGGGGAGCTCGGGCTTCTATTCGCCGGAGCTCCTGGAGCGGGACGGCCCCAGGGTGTTCAAGAAGGGCCTGAAGATGTTCTGGGACCACCCGACGATCACTGAGGAGGCGGAGCGGCCGGAGCGCTCGCTGCGGGACCTGGCGGCGGAGCTGGTGGCTGACGCCAGGTGGGTGGAGGCTGGGCCGGGAGGGCCGGGCCTCTATGCGGACGCCAAGGTCTTCGAAGCGTTCGGGCCAGCCATCGACGAACTGGCGCCGCACATCGGGGTCAGCATCCGTGCGCTGGGCAAGGCTGAGCCCGGGGAAGCGGAGGATCGGGAGGGGCGGATCGTCACGGAGATCGTGTCGGCCCACTCGGTGGACTTCGTGACCACGCCCGGCGCAGGCGGTCGGGTGCTGGAACTGTTCGAATCGGCGCGGCGGAGGGCCGCGACTACAGAGCCGGAGGTGAATGCAGTGAACGAAGAAGAGGTCAAGGCCCTGCAAGAGGCCAAGGACCAGGCGGAAGAGGACCTCGCCGCGGCGAATGCGGAGCTGCAGCGGATGAGGGAGGCGAGTTTGCTCCGAGAGGCCCAGGACTTCGTGTCCCAGGCCCTGGAGAAGGTGGAGATGCCGGCCATGACCCGGACCCGGCTGCGGGAGAACCTCGCGGCCCAGGCGCCGGTCACGGATGGCCAGCTCGACCAGGAGGCGTTCAGCACCATCATCGATGAGGCGGTGAAGGCCGAGCTGGAGTACCTGGCCAAGGTGCTGGGGACTGGGGCGATCAAGGGCATGGGCAGCGCTGGCAGCGAGGACGAGGGCGCCAACCTGCACGAGGGCTACAAGGCCTACTACATCCGCCAGGGCAAGGGGGCGGATGAGGCTGAAAAGCTGGCGGCCTTGGCTGTCCAGGGCCACTAGAGGAACGCGCGAGCGACGAGCGGAGGTAAAACGAGATGCCAATCTACGTCTCAACTGGCCACACGGCCGGCGAGGAAGCAAGTTCGACCTATGAGGGCCGTCACGTCACGGTCCTGGAATCGCTCCTGACCCACCCGACCCACGCGGACGGGTTCGTGGACAAGGGCGACCCGGTGGTTTTCGGGGACATCGGCGTGGGCGTCGCCTTCAACAGCGCGGCGGCGGCCACTGACTACATCGCCATCGATACCGAGGGGATCTGGTGGCTGACCGTCTACGGGACGGATGAGGCCGGCAACAATGCGGTGGCGCAGGGCGATCGGATCTACATCAACGAGTCGACCGGGGTGCTTTCGAAGAACAGCAACAAGAACACGCACCGCCACTTCGGCTACGCCATCACCACCATTGGCGCTGGAGAGAACGGCGTCTGCGCCGTCAAGGTGCACTTCGACCCGGATGACGCAGAGGAACTGGTGGGCACGTCGTCCGCCGCCTATACCAGCTCCACGGCCAGCAAGCGGTTCCGTGACTACCGCTACAAGTCCACCGCGACCAGCGGGAACGAGATCCGCGGGCAGTACCTGTCCCTGGAGCTGGCTGGTGCGCAGAACGGCGGCGGCGAGGCCATCCGCGGCCGGACCATCGTCAACGAGACGATCGGCGGGGGCGTGCACGGCGGCCACTTCGGGCTGGAGTATGGAGACGACGGTCTGATCACCGGCCTGGGCGTCGGCCTGCGGGCCACCCTGCTGCACAAGGACGCGGCCCACGTGGGTGGGACCGTCGCTGGCGGCATGTCGGAGCTCTACGCCGCGGGCGACGCGACAGACTACGGCGGGGCCACCGAGCACAGCATCCACCGCTTCGTCAACGGTGGCGACGCCACTGGCGCCGCCACGGCGGACAACGTGTTCTCGTTCGTGGGCCTGAGCGCAACACAGCTCCAGAACCACAGCGCCTGGGTGGCGAGCCTGGCAAAGGTTCTGCGGGTGATCGTGGACGGCACGGTCTACTATATCGGCCTGAGCACGGCGGCGTAACATGCTGGTGAAATGGCTGGGCGAGCGCAAGGCGGAGTACGAGCGCAGGATCCGTGATCTGCACTACGAGAAAGGCCAGCTCCAGGCCAGGGTGGCCGAGGTGGAGCAGGCCCTCTGGAACCTGGGGGGCGCGCTCGCCGAAGTCGACAGGGTTTTGCACGACCTGAAAACCGAGGCAGAGCTCCGGGCGGCCCAGGAGAAGCTGGGGGAAGATCCGTTGTACGAACTGGCGGGTCTGACCACCGATCCGGCCACCGGTGAGCCAACCTTGGTCACCCAACGGGTGGATACGAGCCACCCGGAGCAACAACTGGAGGATTGACAGAATGGCTGAGTTTCTGAGTCTGATGGAAGGCTGGGACGGCTATGCGCCGGTGGGGCGGGGCCAGCCAAGCGAAGCCGCGGTGGGGAGGGCTCTGGAGCTCCTGACCAACGCCAAGCGGCTGCCCACGCACCGGCATGAGTATCTGCTGAAAGAGGCGATCACCACGAGTGATTTCCCCGACCTGTTCGGGTTCGTGCTGGAGCGGGACATCCTGGCCCGCTACCGCGCGGCCCTCGCTGACTGGCGCAGCTACTGCGCGGTTGGCATGCTCCCGAACTTCAACGCAGCCAGGATGCACAAGGTCCAGGGCCAGGACACGCGCCTGGATCGCGTGGTGGAGAAGGGTGAGTACCTGGTGGCGCCCATGTCGGACGCCTACTACACCCGCCAGCTCTACAAGTACGGCCGGCAGTTCGACATCTCCTGGGAGTCCCTGGTCAACGACGCGCTGGGGGCCATGAGCGACATCGCGCAGCGGTTCGCCGATGCAGCCATCCGCACCGAAGCGTTCCAGGTGACCTCACTCTATGCGGCCGTGGCTGGCCCGAACGGCGCGCTGTTCGGCGCACCGATCGCCGACGTGGATGGCCAGAACGTGACGAACCAGGGTGTACTGCCGCTGACCATCGCCAACCTGGAAACGACCTTGGAGCTGATGGCGGCCCAGACCGACGTGAACGGCGAGCCGATCGCCGTGCGGGGGATCCACCTGGTGGTCCCGCCGCCGCTGGAGTTCACGGCGCGGCAGATCCTCACCTCCACGCTCAAGATGTGGACCGAGAGCGCGGGCGGAGCGGCCACACCCTATCCGACCACCAACGTGATCTCCCAGATGGGTATCCAGCTGCACGTGGATCCGTACCTGCAGGTCGTGGACCAGTCGGCCACCAACGATACCACCTGGTACCTGTTCGCCGATCCGGCCCAGGGCAAGGCAATGCAGATGGACTTCCTGTCCGGGTACGAGGCGCCGGAGATCTGCATGAAGGCCAGCGACAAGGTGGCCATGGGCGGCGGACTGATCAGTCCGTTCACGGGCGACTTCGCTACCGACAACGTGCTGTACCGTGTGCGGCACATCCTGGGCGGGACGCAGTTGGACCCGCGCTTCGCCTACGCGCAAGTGGCGCCATAGCATGGCCGAGAGACACGATCCACTGCCGCCGCCGGTGACCGCCGAAGCCTACTACCTCCGGGCCTGCATGGAGGAGCTGCAGCAGATCCGCAGACTCCTGCACAAACAGGCCCAGGGGGTGGAGCCCAAGCCTGGTACGGTGGAGCTGCGGGAGCCGGCGGAGGCAGAGCCGAAACGTCGCACGACGCGCACGACGCGCAAGAAGGGGTAGCATGGCCTTCACGTACGATGTGAGCACGAGCCGCGGCCAGGTGCGGATGCTGGTTCCGGACCGGAACTACGACACGTACATCTTCGAGGACGAGGAGATCGACGCGTTCCTGTCCCTGGAGTCCAGCGACGTGCGCAAGGCCGCGGCCATGGCTCTGGAGACCATCGCATCGGACCAGGCGCTGACACTGAAGGTGATCCGCATCCTGGAGCTGCAGACCGACGGCGCCAAGCTGGCCGACGCCCTGATGAAGCGGGCGGCGCAGCTGCGCTCCCTGGCCGCGGAAGCCGACGACGATTACGGCTTCGACGTCGCCGAGCTGGTGTACGACGACTTCTCGGCACGGGAGCGGCTGGAGAAGGAGGCGCTGCGGGATGCCTGACCGGGGGATCATCCATCCGGGGATGCTGACCGCGCTCGCCGCCTTCTACCCGTCGACCTGCACGATCCAGGAGGCGACGGAGACGCGGGACGCGGCCGGCGAGCCGCGCCCCACCTGGTCGAACCTGTCGGGGCACGTCTCGATCCCGTGTCGGGTGGCGCCATCGACCACCGGGCGGAGCGACGAGGTGAAGCAGCCCGGGCGGACATACGCCATGGCGACCTACACCATTGCCCTGCGGGGCTACTACGCCAGCATCACGGCGAAGCACCGGGCGGTGGTGGGGGGCGTGAACTACGACATCCTGGCCGTGGACCACGATGGCCAGAGCAAGACGACGTACCTGCGGGCGGAGCGGGTCACATGACGACGGTACGGGTGGAGCTGGAGGGCGACAAGGAGCTGCTGCGGAAGCTGCGGCAGTTGGACAGCGCGGTGGCCGGGCAGGCGCTGAGGACATCGTTCACGTCGGGCGCTGCGATCTTCCGCAACTCGGCAGCCACCAAGGCGCCGAAGCTGACCCGCACGCTCTCCCGGTCGATCCACGTGGAGGTGCTGAGCCAGACGAAGGCCCGGATCACCGTCATGGTGGGCACGGACGTGGTGTACGCCCGGATCCACGAGTTTGGCGGGGTGATCACGCCCAGGCAGGCGCGGTTCCTGGCCTTCGAGATCGAAGGCCAGCTGATCTTCGCCAAGCGGGTGCACATGCCGGCCAGGCCGTACATGCGGCCGGCGTTCGATGAGAACGTGCAGCGGGTGGCGCAGGAGATCGGCGAGGTGCTGCGGAGCCAGATCATGAGGGCTGTGGCATGACCATCGAGACGGACATCGCGGGCCACCTGGGGGACTATGCGGGCCTGGCGGCGCTGGTGGGCGAGCGGATCTACCCGGTCCGGCTGCCGCAGACGCCGACACTCCCGGCCGTGACCTACCAGCGGATCAGCGGCACGACCCGCTACAGCCACGACGGGGACTCGGGGCTCTACTCGGCACGGTGGCAGTTCTCGTGCTGGGCGGAGCACTACATGGAGGCGGTGGCCGTGGGGGCGCAGGTGAAGGGCGCGGTGCACACCTGGCGGAACGCCCACGGGCAACCGGCCTTCGTGGAGAACGAGGTCGACGACTACGAACCAGCGACTGGCGTGTACCACGTCATGGTGGATGCCACGATCTGGTGGAGGGGGTAGCATGGAAGACGGGCGGTACACGCTCGGGAGCTGGAAGGGGTTCACCACGTACCAGTGCACGCGGTGCCCCTTCGACACGATGGACCTGGCGAGGATGGAGGACCACTGGCGGGAGCGGCACGGGCCGCCGCCTGCGCCGCCCTCGGCGGTCCTGGTAGCAGACAAACGGGGGCGTGAAGTGACGGCGCCCCGGGAGCAGGAATCCAAACCTGTGGAGGTAACGGGCGATGGCGGAACTGACCCTGACGGTACAGCAGATGATCGGCAAGTATCCGAGCCTGCCGCTGACGGCAAACGCGGCGGACTTCACGTGGACGGCGGCGGGGGCCGACTTCGCCGACGGAGCAGTCTTCCCCCTGACGGGGAGGGAGATCCTCCTGGTCCGAAACGACAACGTCGGCGCCCAGACGGTGACGATCACTAGCGTCGCCGACGACAAGAACCGAACGGGGGACATCACCACCTACAGTGTGGGCGCCGGCGAGTACGCCGTCTTCCCCTGCCTGGCGGTGGATGGTTGGCGACAGACAGACGGCAACCTCGATATCGAGGCCAGCGCGGCCGATGTAATGTTCGCCGTGCTGCGGCTGCCGGCGTAGGAGGGGGCAATGTCGGACGCAATTTCTGCATTCGGGACCCTGCTGAAAATCGGCGACGGGGCAGTGAGCGAAAGCTTCACGACCATCGCCGAGGTCAAGGACATCGACGGCCCAGGGTTCGAGACGGACATCGTGGATGTGACGAACCACAGCTCTGCGGGAGCGTGGGAAGAGGACGTCGCCACCATCCTGCGGGGCGGGGAGGTGACGTTCGATGTCAACTTCGTGCCCACTGGGGCCACGCACGCCTACGACACCGGCCTGATCTACGACTTCCTGCAGCGGACCCGGCGCAACTTCCAACTGGTGTTCCCGGACTCGGGCAACACGACCTGGCAGTTCACGGCGATCGTGCAGGCGTTCCAGATCGCTGCGCCGGTGGCTGAGGAGCTGCGGGCATCCGTGACGCTGAAGATCACCGGCCAGCCGACGCTGGCATAGGAGGGGGCATGCCGATTCTGACGCGTGAGCAGATCCTCCAGGCCCAGGACTACACCGTCGAGGAGGTCGAGGTCCCCGAGTGGGGCGGGGCGGTGCTGGTGCGGAGCCTGACCGGCCGGGAGCGAGACCAGTTCGAGGGCGAGTCGGTCCAGCAGCGGGGCAAGAACATCCGCTTCAACTGGACCAACGTGCGCGCCCGCCTGGTGGCCCTGTCGGTGGTGGACGAAGAGGGCAAGCGGCTCTTCTCCGACTCGGACGTGAAGGCCCTGGGCGAGAAGAGCGCGGGGGCCCTGCAACGGGTGTTCGAGGTGACCCAGCGGCTGAGCGGCCTCTCGGACGAGGACCTGGAGGAGCTGACTGAGGGTTTCGACGACGCCCAGAGCGACGGTTCTACTTCCGGTTAGCGTTGGCTCTGGGCATGACGGTGGGGGAGCTCCTGGACAGGATCAGCAGCCGGGAGCTCTCCGAGTGGATGGCATTTTTCGGGCTGGAGCCGTTTGGGGAGGAACGGGCCGACCTGCGGGCCGGCATCGTGGCCTCCACGGTGGCCAACGTGAACCGGGGCAAGGGCAAGCGGGCGTTCAAGCCACAGGAGTTCATGCCGCAGTTCGGGCCGGGCGAGACGAAAGAGCCGAAAGACCTGCTGAGCACCGTCGAGATGCTGAATGCGGCCTTCGGGGGCCGTGACGCGAGGCGTGAAACGTGAGCACGATTGCCACGCTGATGGTCAAAATCATGGGCGACGCCTCCGGGTTTTCGCAGGCGGTTGGATCCGCCACGAAGACCGCCGGAGGCTTCAGCAAGTCCATGAAGGAGATCGGCGGCGCCGTGACCGGCTTCGGGGCCAAGATGACGGCCGGTGTGACGTTGCCGATCGCGGCCATGGGCTTGGCGTCCATCAGCGCAGCCAGCGACCTGCGGGAGTCGATGAACAAGGTGGACGTGGTGTTTGGGGACAGCGCGGCGCAGATCCAGAAGTGGGCGGAGACCTCGGCCACGGCGTTCGGCCAGTCGAAACAGCAGGCGCTGGAGGCGACTGGCACGTTCGGCAACCTGTTCACCTCCATGGGGATCGGCGTCGACAAGTCCACCGAGATGAGCATGTCGCTGGTGGAGCTGGCCTCCGACCTGGCCAGCTTCAACAACATCGACCCGACGATCGCCCTGGAGAAGCTACGCGCCGGCCTGGTGGGCGAGGTGGAGCCGCTGCGCACGCTGGGCGTCAACCTCAGTGCGACGGCAACCAAGGCCAAGGCTTTAGAGATGGGTCTGGCGGACAGCGCGGAGGCCCTGACGCCGGCCATGCTGGCACAGGCGCGCTACGCCCTCATCCTGGAGCAGACCGCCAACGCCCAGGGCGACTTCGCCCGTACGTCGAAAGACCTGGCCAACGCTACACGCATCGCCAAGGCGCAGTTTGCCGACGCCCGGGCGGAGCTGGGGCAGCACCTCCTGCCGATCGCCCTGAAGGTGGTGACGGCGATCAACAAGCTGCTGGGGGTGTTCAACAACCTGCCGGCGCCGGCGCAGAAGATGATCCTGATCTTCGGCGCGATCGCGGCAGCCATCGGGCCGGCGCTGATCATCATCGGGCAGATCATCAGTGCGATCGGCGCCCTGGGAGGCGTGCTGGCCGGGGTGGGCGCGGCGATCGGCTCCGTGGCAGCGCCGATCCTGATCGTGATCGCCGTGCTGGCGGCGCTCTACCTGGCGTGGAAGCACAACTTCCTGGGGATCCGGGATGTGGTGGACGTGGTGTGGAACGCAATCCAGGCCACATTCCAGCGGATCAAGCAGATCGTCTCATCGGTGGCCGGGTTCCTGAAGGGCGAGCTCACCTTTGACCAGATGGTGGGGCAGATCCAGCACCAGCTGGAGGCCATCGGGGCCATCTGGGAGCGGGTGTGGGGGAAGATCAGCTCATTTGCCCAGGAGGTTGGGCCGCGGATCGGCGAGCTGTTCACCCGGGCCTTTACCGCCATCCTGGAGTCGGTGGGGATCAGCTCCGAGCGGGCGCAGGAGATCATCCAGACCGCCTGGACCAACATCAAGAACTTCTTCAAGACTGTCTGGGACGGAATCAGGACGATCGTCCAGGCGGGCATTGAGTACATCAAGGGCTACATCGCAGTAGCGCTCCAGATCCTGGCCGGCGACTGGGCGGGGGCCTGGGAGACGGTCAAGAGCACGGCGCTGCGGGTCTGGGACACGATCAACACCGGCGTCTTCCAGAAGGTGGGCACGCTGGTCAGCAACATCGTCGCCAAGATCATCGAGCTCAAGGACAAGGTGCTGGGCTTCCTGGGGCAGCTCACGGACGGCTTCCTGGGCAAGCTGGGGGAGCTCGTCTCCAAGGGCGCCGAGCTCATCGGCGGGCTGGTGGGGAAGATCTTCGGCGGCCGGGGCGGAGCGGAGGCCGGGGGCGGCTTCACGCTGGACTTCGGGGCGATCCTGGAGCTGAAGAACAACATCGTGGAGGCCATGACGGGTATTCGGGAGAGCATCACGACCACCACCTCCACGACGCAGACGATCATCATGGCCTGGCTGGCGGTGCTGCGCAACAACGTGACCACGACGTTCAGCGAGCTGCAGATGTGGATTGCCACCTGGCTGC